GGTTTCACTAACGTTCACTAAATGGGGTGCAGAACGTTTAATTAAACGCATGAAAGCCAACAAAGGAAAGAAGTGGACATATAATGACTGATCTCGAACCCACTAACTTGCTTGACGAAGCCAACGAGGACCTCGAACTGTACAGACTTCACCGTGTTGGTCGTCAGCACATGACATTCACTGAGCTATGGCTAGAATGGATTCACCTTTAACTGGGTGTTTCTTTTAGTTAGGGCTTGTAATACTCTGCCATATGCGCTATAATGAGGCTATAACGGAAAGGTTATACGATATGAGTGTTAGAAACAGCCATGCAAGACAGTCAAAGAACTACATTATCAAAAACATTGGTACAGTTCAGTATATGTTTAAAGCAGCACCTTGGGCATCTATGAGCAAGTTAAGATACATTGCTAACAAGGCAGTGAGTGGAAAAGTTGAATTAGACGAAACTAAAAGATTAATTGAGCTACAAGAAGATGGCAGCTTAATCTATAAGGTACTTTAGGGAGTAGTATGGAAACACAATACCTAGATCAAGAAGCACAGTACGAACAAGAACGATTGAACGATGAGCTACGTGAAGCAAAGTCACACATCCGAGCATTTAGCGTTGCAACTGAGGAGAACGAATAATGAAAGAACAGAAATTAGATATTACAATCAAGGTGACTATCCCTGAAGGTTCGATTGAGAAAACTGATATTGCAAAGGTTGCAAGTGACGCTGTAGAAAAATATGTAAAGAAACAACTTACGGAGTACTTTGCTTTTCAGACAACATGGGGAGTAAAAGGATAATGGAACGTCCACTAGAACTATTTATTACCGACCCGGCCGTAGAGAGAAACAAACAGACCCTTAAGCTATTAAAGAAACTCGAGACCCTCTCAACCGATAGCAAGCAGCAAATTGCTAACATCATCAAACGAGTAGAGAAGTACCAGAAGTTCCTAGAAGACGAGATCAAAGCATTAGACGAGGACTTCAAGTCATGAGCCAATCAACCCAACTACTTAAGATGCTACGTAAAGCTGGGAAGCATGGTGTAGAGAACTACAAGTTTCCTCAACAAAATATTCTTCGTTACAGCGGCAGGATTGCAGAGCTACGGGCAGAAGGTTTTAACATCTACTGTGAACGTGTCTTTGTAAAGGGAAGAGCTACTGGAACCTTCCGCTACTTCTTAAATGAACCGAAGCCTATTAAGCTTAGTTTCAACCCATTTAGGAAGAAAGCATGAACTATACACACCTAAAGTTACATTGGAGTCACAAACTAAAGCTCAAACGATTCTTTCTAGAAGGCTATACTAACGAAGAACTTGCCATAATGTATAAAGTACCGCAGCACGTTGTTGTGCGTGTTACACGGCTTCTCAGCAAGCCAGAGAGGATTTAAGATGAGTTTACCAATTGCACTTATCATATCGGTAGTATCTACTTGCATTCTAACCCCATTACTTGGTTATTGGGCATTAATCATTTTAGTACCTTTAGGTATATTATTAGGTTATTTAGTCATGAAGCCTGAAAATGAAAAGTAAGATATTTAACACATTAGCGTACAGTGGCTGGGCAATCCTTGGACTGTTCATCGTTACTGGCTTTATTATGGGGGCACTGTAATGACTAAGCTATTAACTGAGCAAGAGCTAGATGGTGAACTACAGGATGCTGCTGACCAATTTATTTCAGATGGAAGTGGAGCTATTGACCTTAATAGTTATGTAAAAAAGATATTACATATGATTCAATCCCAGAAGCAAGCTTACTTAAAGCAAGCACTTGATAATATTTACAATCATATTCCCAGCTCACACGCTGTTATTCATACTGATCAAGGTCATGATTTGTATCAAGAATTAGTATTATATATTGCAGATTATGAGAAAGGTCTAAAGAAATGAGCCGACGTAATGATGACAACTGGCCAGAGAAGATAGTAATGCCAAGTACTAACCCTGAAACCAATGAGGATCTAAAGAGCCAGCTGCATCAAATGATTGTAAAAGGAAACCGTGGCGGTACCATTGGTGGGCTGAGAGACGATTTATTCAATTTTATCAATCAACACGTAGCTAGAGAAGTAAAGGCTGCACGTATTGATGAGAATAACTGGATATACGAAGAGGCCAAGCGTCTACAAACTCAAAAAGCTATACGACTCCCAGAGTTTATTAAAGGAATAAATACAGCTGGCCGAAACATTGAAGGAATGTACTTTAATCGTCTTGCTGAATTACAGAAGGAGGAAGCCTAATGACAAATTATGGCCCAGACTATAACAATCAACCTATCCCCGAACGAGTAGAGCAGCCTGACACCAACACACACCCAGAGCAAGAGAGCCTGCGAGAGAAAATATACAAACTGCTTGTTGAAGACCAAGCAACAGCAGTTCAAGAAACTTTCATTGGTGATTTGCAAGAGTATGAAACTGATGAAATTATGCACCTTATCGAACAAGACCGTGAACAGGCGGTAAGGGAAGCAGAGATGAAAGCGTGGGACAAGGGTCATGAAGACTGTTTCAATTATCATGTGAGTGAAGGTGCAATAGGTAGCAATGATAACCCTTATACCCAAGAGAGGAGCAAATAATGCCAGGACATTTTGGTCAACCACAAGACTGGAGTCAAGCTCGTGAAGAGTTGTTGCAAAACCCAGGGGTTAAAGCTGCATACGATCAGATTAGCAAGGATGAAGAGCTAAAAATTAACATTCACAAACTCTTAAAAGAAGAATTACTTCTTATAGACCCCAAGACTTCATACCGTGATTTCACTCTTAAACTCTTTTCTCTTATCAAAGCCTATGGCTATTCAGAGCGTTTGGATGAACTAAGCGGTATAGGCTTTGATGAAGATACTCAAATGATAGTTACCAACTCGGGCACTAAAGCGAACATGACCCTGCAAAACAGGGACACAGAGCTTACCGCACTCAAAGCTAATCAGCTATCCCAGCAGAAAGAAGGTAAGTAATGAGTGATATAGCAAAAGCAGCTGGCGTCATCATCGCTTTGATAATTCTAATGACACTTTTAATAATTGTGGAGGTAAAGCTGTGACTAAATCATATCGTGAAGAACAAGAAGCAATACTCAGCAAATTTTACCATGAAGCTAATCTAAATGGCCTTGCAGGGTATGGTGTCGATCACCCATCGTCTGTACACGAGCCTGTTATTAACGAAGCCCTCGAATCCCTACAACTACTACATGAACGTGAGGTTACAGAAGCCCGTATTAGTGAATTAAGGCGAATGGTTGTTTTGCTACCGTCTAGGTATAGTCAGGATTTACTTGATAGAATACATGAAATAAGAAACGATGCTAAACGTGCAGGATTAAAGGAAGAGTCATGAATAACACCAATACTAATAAGGAAAGTACTATGAAGAAACAAATTACCGAAGTCGAACGTTTAGCAATCATTTATGGTCTAGTTATGCTGGCATTTGGGCTAATGATTGGATTTGTATTAGGGTGGATATTCTCATGACCGACACTAATAAACGTATAGACAACTTGCTTGAAAACTTCGACAAGGGTTATGTAAGTTACAAAGAGGCTAAAGCAGAGATACTACAGCTGATACGAGATGCTAGGATAGATGAGCGCTCTAAGGTTGATTACGAACTAGAAGTTTTACAAGATATTATAGATGAAAACCCGGCATTTACTGACGAGTTTAAACAAGGGGTTAGGAATGCCCGTGCAGAGATCAGTGAGAACACTAAGGATATTGTTAACGAATTAAAGGAATCTTAGTAGCATAAAGACTCTTGACATAGCGCATATGGCATGATACACTGAGCCTATAAAAGAAAGGTCTACCATGACAGATTCACACAAAGCAGAGATTGCAGTCCAGGTTATCATCGCAGCAGGCATCCTTGCCTTCGTTGCCGTTGGTGCTGGTGTCATCTACCTCGCTATCACTGCTCAGTTCTAAGCGCTATACACTAAGAAGCCTCGTTATGGGGTTTCTTTTTTATTTCTCTTATGCTATGATCTGAATATAAACAGGGGTAACTTATGAGCGATTCAATTAACTTAGCGATACGGGCAGCGCAAATACGTAATGGAGTCGCACAAGAAGACCCCGAACAAGTCATTCTTAAAACTAAAGCTATCTTAGAAGTGGATGACTCACTGTAATGACTAAACCTAAAAGAGAGCGTATCAATCTTATGCCACTTGCTTACCTCGTGTTCTGGCTGGGACTATTTGGCTGGTTCATTTCGATCGTTCTTGGAGAATATGGAGTTTACAACTAATGGCTAACGCTAAAACAACTCGTAAGAAGAACGCTATCCCTCGCTTTATCGTCCAGATTGTTGACACTCATACGATTAGCAAGAACAACAAAGGCGAGAAATCTTACCTTAACGTTAGCGCCGCGAGTGACAAGCTCAGTGACTTCCTGACCCCATACTCAGAACAAGAGTCAGCCAGCCACCAGGGGGCTTTAAATGAGTTTGAGAGCATGGTTATGTTCTTTAAGGATGACATAGTGGAAGCAGAAGTGGTTAAGCTTGAGGATAAGAAAAGTGAATAAGTTTGAATACAAAGCTGTACATACTCCGCTAAGGTTCAACAAGATATGGTTGGAAGAAGATGGTCAGCGTAGGGTTGCAATCTATAAAAGGCAACGAGAAAATGAAGAGTATACTCCCGCGCCTTATCTATTACCTGAAATAGTCAAAGGTGCATTAATCGGTGGAATTGTAGGTTTCGTTGTTTCACTATTGTTAGGAAGTATTCTATGAGTAAAGACCAATACACAGTACACGACAGCCCCCGCATGAAACCTAAGACTGTTAAGGTTGCTATAGACTTTGAGGGTAAATACGATGGTATCCTCCCACAGCCAGTGACATATGAAGGTATGAGCGCAAGAGAGTTTGTTGAGACATACGTTAAGGGATTAGAGTCAACAGGGGCTAAAGTTGCTGCGGTTGAATACTGGGTAAACGTAAAGGCAGATAAGTAATGAAAGAAGCAGAAGAAAAAATCAATGCTATAGTTGATGAGCTTTACTTTGATTTTAGCTATGACGAAAAAGATTTATACAATGCAATTCAAGAATTAGTAAACGAAGTTAGGTTAGAAGAACTTAATAGTTTAATTGGGTTAGATTTACTAGGTACAATTAAAAGGTTTGAAAATATGAATGAATACTTAAATCGTAGAGTTGGTGAGATTGTAAGCGATCAAAAGGATATTGAGTAATGGTTCTTGCACTTACGACTGGCAGTGACAAACAGTGCATCGTTAAGGGCACGAACTATAGTGACTTGATACTTAAGCTTGAGAACACTTTAGGCGTCTATTCTGGCAACGATCTTCCTATTACAGTATGTGAGATAGAGGAGGACAACTAATGCCTGACAAGCCCCTCACTGTTAAGCAGAAGAAGTTTGTTAAAGAGTACGTTGCTAAGGATGGAAATGGGCAAGAGGCTGCTAAGGCTGTATACGGTGTAAGCAATGATAACTCAGCTCGTCAGTTAGCGAGTGAAAATCTAACAAAACCTAATATTAAGTTTGCGATCGAACAAGCCCTTGAGAAACACGGCATTACAATGGATGCAGCAATCAAGCCTATCGCAGATGGACTACTCGCGGATAAGGTATCTATCAGTGGTCAAGGGGACCAGGCGTTTGCCGAAGTTACTCCCGATCACTCCACACGACTCAAGGCATCTGGCATGGCACTCCGTCTTATGGGTGCAGACAAAGGCGAGAACGTCCCGGGCGGTATTCACTTCCACCAGCACTTAGAGACAAAGAAGGCTGATTATGACTTCTAGTTTTCTAGTGTGTGAATTATGCGGTGTGGCTTACGATGTAGGTGCAAAAACGTGTACCAATAAGTGGTGCATAAAGCCTGTAGTAACCCCTGTAACAAACCAACTACAAACAGTTGTGAAAGTAAGCAAGGCAGAATCACCTATAGCTTTTAAAACAAAAGCAAAACGTAAACCTATCTATAAAAAGGTTGAACCAGGTATGGCTAGATGGATCAGTATTGTTACTAGGGCAAAACGCAAGGGATTAGACTGTAACGTTACTCATCAAGATATTCTAGATATTATAGAGCTGCCATGCGTTTACTGTGGCTCAACAGAGAGAATAGAAGTTGATAGAAAAGATAGCTTTAAGGGATATACGACGGATAATGTAGCGCCAGCCTGTCACCGCTGTAATACTATTAAGAGCAACGTTGTCTCTTATGACGAAATGATATTTATTGCAGATTACTTGGGATGGCGTAATGGTCAACAACTTTAAACCAGAGACATATGAATCGTTCATGGCGAACGAGTTTACAATTATTGACAAGTCTCGTAACGAAGTCCCCTTTGACCTTAACAGGGCACAATTAGACTTCCTATATAACCTTGCGCCACTTAACAACGTGCTCAAGAACCGCAAGCAAGGTATCTCATCTGTTTCACTCGGTATTGCAGTAACAAAGTTCCTTATGGGCAAGAACGAACGTTGTGTCTCTGTCTCATTCATTGATTCATCAGCTCACCAACAGTTACAGCGTGCTAAACACTTCCTCGAGTCCTATCAGCGCCTTAATGGTGTCCGTATGCCGCTCAAGTACGATAACAAGAGCGAATGGGTCTACGCTCCGACTGATGAGCAAGGCAACGTCCTCTATACCAATACACTACGTGTGGGTTCAGCTAAGTCTAAGAGCTTTGGCCGTGGTGATGACATTACATTCCTACACATTACCGAGGCAGCCTTTGCGGGTGATCTCGAAGCTTTGCTCTCAGGCATCGGTGAAGCAGTTACCACTGACTCTATAACCATCCTTGAGACGACAGCCAATGGCTATGACCAGTTTAAGAAGCACTGGGACGAGACAGAGGCAGGCCGTACCACCTATAAGAACTTCTTTTATGATCCGTTCTGGACGTATTCTAAAGAGTTTGTGGAAGAGAAGCGCAAGAACCTTGGTCGCCTCGGAGCGCAGGAGTACCCCTACACAGCGAAAGAAGCCTTCCTAACGTCAGGTCTACCATACTTTAACCACGTGGCCATGATGGACTACGAAGAGAAGGTGCGAGACCGAGAGACAATCCAGACACCACTGAATAAGGATATGTTCAGGGTGTACCGTAAGTTACGCCGCGGTGAGTTTATTATGTTCTTCCTCGATACCGCAGGAGAAGGCTCAGACCTTAACTCAGGCCAGGGACTCAGCAAAGACTACCTTGATGTGCCTATTAACCTCTCCTATGAGGGCTCGGTCATTGACGTTACTCCTCAGTTAAAGATCGCATTGGAATGGATCTACGAACAAACGGGCGTGAAGCCAGTCGTCGCCTATGAGACGAACAACGGTGGTGGCTACGAGCTAGAGCGACTTAACCGTCTTAATACCAACCAGAAGTACATTGTGTATCGTCAGTATGTCTTGAACCCACAGACGAAGCGCCTCGAGCGTACGGATAAACTAGGCTGGAATACTAACAGTGCAACACGCCCTGCTATGCTTGCGGGTATCGAGGAGGTAGTGAACAACGGGTTAGTGACGCTGTACCATACATCAACCGTTACGCAGATGTTCTCATTCGTGAAGCATCGTACAGCATCGGGTTGGCGAGCAGAGGCAGAGACAGGCGCACACGACGATGAAATCATGTCGCTTGCCGGTGTTTGGCAGTTACATGGGACTGAGAAGCCAGAAGAAGTTTACGAAGACGAATCATCCAACACGGGCAATATTGAGTCATTAATATATTAAAGGGGTAACATGGCTAAAAAACACATACATAATTGGATTGCAAGCTACTACGAAATTGTATACGTTGGCGATGGCAAAAACGTTAACTATAAGTTATCTTCTGTCTACTGCGCTGAGTGCGAAGAAACAAAGGAAGTATCATGTTAGACTTTGGCGAGAAACGATCACTAGACAAGTACGAGAACGGTAAACCCGTTGCGCAGTACAAGTGGACCAAGATAAAAGAACCAGTCCGTGATGACTCGGAGGAGCTATCGAAGTTCATCCAGTTCCAACGTGACCACAAGGACTCGAAAGAAGTCAGCTTTAAACGCACCTTCTCTGATAAGGGGAATCGGTTTATTGAGAAAGAATACAGGGATTAATCATGGAACTTGAACCAGGCATCGACTACTGGGTGGCGATCAAGAAGTACCGTGTCCGGATTCACCGTAAACGTATCACCTATAAAGTCGGGGTCTTTGAGAAGCTCGAGGACGCGATTGAAGCTAAGCGGGCTTTCCTCGAGCAGTACGAGATCACGGAGCACGAATCAGCGGCCGTGCCACAGTATTCAAAAGAATGGTTCAAACGTGAACACGCGAAGCAGATGGAAAAGTTTAAGCTGATCTACTCTACCCCTACAAAAGGGAAGCCGATGTTCATTACGCTACCTGATAACTACCAAGATGGCCATGAATCCTCAACTGATTACCTGCGCCTCAAACAAAGCCTACAAAATGATGGTTACGAATAGTTTGTATAACTGAACCGTTAACAATATACTTTAACTATCAAAGCTACTGAGGTTTCCCGGGGCTATTCAACAGGAATACTCAGTGGCCAAAGCTTACCTAACAAAAGAGAATTTTTCAGACCGATGGGAAGATGCCAAGACATACATGGCACCTATCTTCGAGCCGCTTGCCGAATATGAGCGTATCGCCCGTAACCGTCCTCACCCTGGAATTAATAAAGCCTACCCCAAGAATACTGATGGGACACTGGCTGCTATTATCCAAGAACAACCAAAGCGTACCATTCAGCAAATCCCTACCGGTAAGGTAAAGACGGACGGCGATCCGATTAAGTCAATCGTGGCTAACTTTGTCCTGACTCAGCGGATTATCCCGAACGCTATCTCACAAGCTGACGTCCTCCAGAAGTCTTGGGGTATTATGAGCAAAGCCTTGACCTTCGGCTCATACGGCTCAATGACCTTCTTTGGGAAGCACAACGACTACACTGGTGCAGACTTTAAACTGTTCTACATTAAGGACGCTTTCTTTGAACGCGGGAAGCTCACCTTTGCTGATTGTAATATCTTCTTCGTGCGCTCTTGGTACCAACCAAGTGATATTGATGCTCTGATCGAACGCCACAAAGATAACGAGTTTAGCAAGTGGAACGTCAAGAAGCTCGAAGAACTGAAAGACCAGATTAAAAAGAAAGAGCAAGAAGCGCAGTCATCTGGTGAGAAGGAACGTAACCGCGCTGTTGAAGCGATTGAACTAGTCACTGGGTTCCAAGATGGCATTAAAGCCAAGTTCTATGTCTTTGCCCCTGACCTAGGTGATGGCCCTGACGGTATCGTCGGTGAGTTTGAGAACGAAGACCCTCGTGGTGTCATGCCAATTCAATGGCTCTACGCGAACATCGACTTCGAGAACCCACTTGGCCGTGGGGTTGTTGAGCTATCAGGTGGTACCCAGAACGTCATCGACTCAATGCTCCAGTCATACCAGTACATGCGCGCCCTCCAGCTCGCCCCTCCGATGGTCAAGACTGGCTCATGGAACAAGACCCAGGCGAAGCTCCAACCAAACGCCCTGATTGATCTTGGGACTGACCCGTCTAACTCTTTGACTCCCCTTAAGCTTGATACTACTGCTCTGACTAACTTCTCCGGTGATTATGGCCTCTTTAAGTCACAGATCATTGCCCTCAATAACAACGGTGATACCTCTATTAGTAGCGAAGTTGGTAACCCAGGCTTCTCAAAGACCAGCGCTGGGGTAGAATCACAGAACCTTAAACTCGGTGTCTCCGATAACTACATGCGGAAGCAGTTTGAAGCCTGGTTTGGTGATGTCTCTGAATCAATGCTCAACATTGAATTTGCTAACAAGCACGGTAAAGAAGAACTGCAACTGGATAAAGATACGGCTGATAAGATCCGTGAGATTAACCCAGAGCTGGTAACTGACGATGACAAGTTCGTCATTGACTACGATGAATACCAGGACACCCTTAAGTTCACAGTTGATGCCTCAACATCTGACAAGGCCAGCACACAGGCACAGCTTGAATCACTTGACTCACTGCTCCAGCGCATCGAAGGTTCACCACTCTTATCCGGTCTGCTCCAACAATACCCCGACAAGGCCGTCGAATTATTCAACCGCTTCGCGTCACTTACGGGTGTTGAAGACCAAGAGAAGCTGGCGATTGATATGGACCAGTTTAAAGCTGACCAAGAAGAAGCCGAGGCTATGGCTCAACAACAAGCTCAGGCCCAGGCGATGCAACCACAACTCCCTGCTGAGCTGCCACTTGACCCAAGTATGATTCCTGAGGGAGAAGTCATGCAACAGCCGGTTGATCCTATGGTGGAACAACTGCCACCTGAACTGATGGAAGCTCCTCAGGCAGGCTTAGAACAGCTTGCAGGTCCTATTGAAGCGCCAATCGAAGAAAGCTTTGCGCAACCTATCGACCAACCGATGCAAGAAGAGTTTGCACAACTCCCCGACCCACTGGAAGATGGTGTCATTAATGAGGACGACCTCATTGGCTTTACCGACTTTGAAATTGAAGCCATCCAAGACATGCAGGAACGTAACATTGATAACGAGATCATCGCTCAAGCGATTGTCATGATTCGAGAAGACGTCCCACTCGAAGACGTCGCTGAAATCGTTGGCCAACTAGAGAGGAACATCTAATGGACGACTTACTCCCTAATGATGGCCAAAGCTTTAACCCACTGGCACTCCCCGAAGATCGTCAAGAAGAAGATCAGCTAGAACTTGCTAAAGCGGCACAGGCCTACCCGCTGCTTGATGAGCTAATCACTGATACTGAGGACAAGCTGAAAGAGTCTGATTCTTTGTCTGGTCTGGGTATCACTAGTGCCATGCCCCAGATTCAGGTACAGATCATTAACGAAGGCAACAAGAAGTACCAGGCGTTGTTGACCTCACACATTGACTGGCTGAAAGGACTCAAAGACATCTACGAAAGCAGGTAGGTTGCATCCTGGTCATCACCCCACTGGTGATCGGGATAGAGCCTATCCAACTCTCGAATCGTTCACGCTACGAACGTAAAACATAATGGAGGACTTGAAACATGCCAGAAGATGACGGTTTCGCACTAGATGTAAACGACTTTAAGTCTGAAGAAGACCAGTCACCAGAGGTAGAGACACAGGACACTACCCCCACAGAATCATCAACTGAGGAGACAAAAGAAACTGTAGAAGCTGAATCAATCGAATCAGACGACGAGACCGAGGAAGATAGTGGGGACACTACCGAGGAATCAACCGATGAGGAGGATGACAAGCCCAAGGCAAAGAACAACGCAGAGAATCGCAAACAACAGCTCAACCAAGAGATACGAGACTTGGTAGCAACTCGGGATAAGACCCGCCGTGAGGTGGAGAACTTAAACCAACAGTACTACCGCCCAGCAACCGCCGAGCAACTCGTTGAACAAGGTATGGACAATGTGGACGCGAAGTTTGAAGCAATGAAACAAGAGCTGGCCCTTCGGGACTACACCGCTCAAGTAACAGAAACAACAAACGCCGTGAACACCGAAGTATTGCAAGTATTCTCAGACTTCCCGCAGTTCGACCCTGAAAGTAGCGACTACGATAAGGAACTAGCAGCCGAAACTGCCAAGACTTACCAGGAAATCGCTGGTATTAGAGAAGACCCGAATACGGGGCAAGTAGTCGATGTGAAAGTGTTGCCTTACAACTTTTATAAATTCGTTGCCAATACTCAGAAGAAATCCCTGACCCGAGGTGAAGTATCAGCTAGGAAGAACGTCGAGAAGCAATTCGCGACCGCGGAGAACCCAGTGCAAACTGCCAAAGCTCCGACTCCTAAGAAAGATAGCTTCGAAGAAGGCTTTGATTCCATCAAGTAGGCGACATAACCTAAGGACATAAACTAATGGCTCAAAACCTCGCAAGCAAGTACAGCGCCAAAGTTGTCGAACGCTTCAAATTGAAGTCTTTGACTGACAAAGCTGTCAACAACGACTACGACTGGACTGGTGTTAACTCAGTTAGCGTCTACTCAGTAGCAACCGCTGCAATGGGTACTTACACTCGTTCAGGACAAAACCGATACGGTACAGTCACAGAAGTTGACACAACCATCCAAACACTAACCCTCGCCCGTGACCGTGCGTTTACGAAGTCAATTGACCGCCGTAACCGTGACGAATCAATGGGTGTCACAGAAGCTGGTAAATTCCTCGCTCGTCAACTCGACGAAGTTATAACCCCAGAGATCGACGTATATCGTCTTGCCGCTCTTGGAACCGCTGCATCTGTTGGTGTAACAGCTGGTGCAACCACCACTGCTAACGCTTACTCAAACTTCCTTGCTGTTCAGACTACAATCACAGACAAGAAAGTCCCACTAACTGGTCGTATTGCTTTCATGACAGCAAACTACTACGCACTTTTGAAGCAGAGTAACTTTATTCTTGATTCAGAAGACGCAATGGGTTCACGTCACTCAGGTAACTACGGTACAGTTGACGGTACAACAATCCAAGTTGTTCCTAGCTCATACATGCCTGCACTTACTGACCTGATCATTACACACCCTGTTGCAATGGTTAGCCCAATGGTGCTTGAAAGCTACAAGACACACGTTGACGCCCCTGGTATCAATGGTTGGCTCGTAGAAGGCCGTGTCGTTTACGATGCATTCGTTTTGACAGCTAAAGCTGACGCGATTGCTAAACACACTACAGCCTAGTTACTAACTAAATAAAAGGAGATCTCACATGGCAGAACCATATGCAGACATCAAAGAAGATGCAGAACGCCTCACAAAGGCTCGTCTTGCAGCACAGAACAACAACATCACTGAGAACGACCTAAAAATCGAACCAGTCTTGCAAGCTGTGACACCTAACGATGCAGAAGCGAAGAAAGCCAACACTGGCGGTATCGACGTTGCTGGATCACCTGAATCATTCAGCGGACCTGTCTCTGACGGTTTCAATGATGGTGCAGTCGAAGAAGCATCAACCGCTTCTGTCAAAGCTAGTAAAACAGCGAAATAGTTCAGACGGGGCAGTGGGGTGCCCCTCCAAATTAACCTAATTAGAGATTACAATTATGGCAAAACTCAAAGTAATACAATACGATCCTTTTAAGCGTGGAGATACAGCGGTCTTTGCTTTCCAATTCACGCCTCCATACGAAGGGTTTGACTGGGATACTATCACAGCAGATATTGCCATGACCGACGTCTCTAATCCTGTCGATAACGTCGGGGCCGCAATGGTCCGACTTGACCAAGACCTGACGACAGATGTCGATAACATTGCTACCGTTTCAGCTCAGCTCACCGTAGCAGAAAGCAAAGCTCTCTCGGCTGAGACTGAATACAAGGTTGAGATTCAGCTCAAAGAAGGCAGTACAAATGTGGCCACGCCTATCACTGGTAAGGTAACCGTAGTACAGGACTACATCATCTAATGATCGACAAACGTTACTTAGTCTCCGTAGATCTCTCTAGCCTCAACCAAGGGGTTGTGGTGAGTAACGCGTCGGTATCACAGACCCAAGTCGCAGCGACAACCTTTTTAACGGGACCTAAGGGCGCAGACGGTACGCCTGGCACCAATGGAACAAACGGTGTTGGTGTTCCTGTCGGTGGCACAACCAACCAGGTGCTCTCGAAGATTAACGATACTAACTACAACACTCAGTGGGTCACCCCAAGTAGCGGTAGTGGAACAGTCACGTCAGTTAACGGAACGGGCGCGAATGGTGTCTCGATCAGTGGCGGACCTATCACGACTACAGGCAGCCTTACAATCGGTCTGGGGGCTATCACCCCGACCTCAGTTGCTTCAACCGGCACAGTCACCGGCACAAACCTGTCAGGTACTAACACCGGAGATCAGAACTTAACGCCGTACTTTAATAAAAGTGTTGATACGTCTGACGCGATTACCCAAGGAACGACTAACCTTTTCCTCACGACCGCAGAACGAACAAAGCTGACGAATACCTCAGGGACAAATACCGGTGATCAGACTACAGTGACGGGTAACGCGGGAACTGCTACCACACTCCAGACTGCGCGTACTATTGGCACATTAACCGGAGACGGGACGAGTGCCGGGTCAATCTTCAACGGTTCAGCCAATAATACAAACGTCCTTACGCTTGCTACGGTTAACTCAAACGTCGGCTCATTTGGATCAGCTTCGAGTGTGGGCGTTCAAACGGTCAACGCCAAAGGGCTGACTACTGCTGCCTCGTCAGTTGCGATTCAGATTGCTGAGTCCCAGGTTACTAACTTAGTTTCTGACCTCGCTGCGAAGCAAGGAACACTCACGCTCACAACGACTGGTACCTCTGGGGCATCAACCCTAGTAGGTAACACATTGAACATCCCGAACTACGCAGGTGGCGGCGGAAGCGCTGGCATAACTCGATCTATAGCGACTGTTTCAACGACCCTTACAGGCGGTTCTACGGCATTAGTAGACTATGTATACTTTCTCGGTACGGGTGCAGTTTATACGCAACCCACAGCAGTTGGCAATACAAACTTCTACACGCTCAAAAACATCACTACAAGCAACATGACCGTTAACTTTACCAGTGGTCAGACTGCTGATGGAGGAACACTCGTATTAGCACAAGACGAGACCGTTACATTAATTTCAGATAACGCCAACTGGCGAATAGGAGCATAACCATGTCATACACACCAAAGACACCTAATGGGCAGGCAACCATGGCGAATAGCCAGCCAGTTGTCATTGCCTCCGATCAATCAACGCTTAAAACAAAACTAGCAACAGATATAAACCCTACTACAGGGAATATTACAACCGCTACATCAGTTGTTACAGCAACCAATCTATCTGGAGCTGGAGCTGCTACTATTCAAATATCGGGCACATATGTTGGTGTTAACGTTACATTTGAAGCAACAGTAGATGGTACTATCTGGATACCTATTTTTGCCCAACAAGCATCTAGTGCAACGCCTACAGTGGTTTCGACAACTGGCGTACTTACAACCAACTCAACAAATATTTGGAATGTTTCTCCCCTTCTAGGTCAGCAACAAATTCGTGTCCGTGCTACTGCGTGGACATCAGGCACAGCAGTTGTTATCATTGAACCATCGGCACAGTTTACTCAGTATCAAGTCAACGTAGCGACTATGCCAACCACTACCGTTACGGGTACGGTTGCAACCACGCAATCAACCAGTCCTTGGGTGACTCGTGAAGCGGTGGCAACAACACCGACCATTACCCAGGTAACCCCAGCAACCACCAGTACAACGCTTAAAGCCCTGAACGCTAGCCGTAAAGCCATCATCCTTGTAAACGGTGGGACAAGCGATTGTTACGTAGCCTATGGAGCAACGGCGTCACTGACAGCTTATACATTCTTACTACCTTCCCTCGCCACCACCACAATCCGTGGCGAAGAATACTCCGGTGTGATAACAGGTATTTGGAGTGCAACCGGTGGCAATAATATGCAAGTGACGGAGATCGTCTAATGCCTGCAATTAACTCACCGACCCCAGACGCTACTACTATAACGAAAGGTAAAATCCAATTAGCAGGTGACATTGGCGGAACTGCGGCAGCTCCTACTGTAGTTCGTGTCACCCTTAACCCATATAAGTTTCGCGTCTACCGCACAGCAGCTTTTAGTACACCGAACAATACAACCGGAAAACTGCTATTTGATACTAAATCGTTCGATACAGGGACCAACTTTGATGTGGTAACCAATAACCGCTTTACGACACCTGTCGCTGGCTTCTACCACTTTGATGCTAAAGTATCGTATGCCAACCAAAACGCCTATCTTATGATTTATGTGAATGGCGTTGAGGTCTCACGTGGCCCACAGATCGTTGGCACAGCTGTACTAGGGGCAATGGTTTCAGACACCTTACAGCTGGCAGCCAGTGACTACGTTGAAGTCTTCTTGTTTTCAGCCGCTGTTTCGACCGGTTCGACAGGCTCGAACAATACTTATTTCTCAGGATTCTTAATAAGCTTAACGTAAGGAATTATATGCCCGATATTTCACCCTCAAATACACCGCTTAATGCACTCACAACAGATATGCTGAGTGATACCATCCCGATGTCGGATGACCCAACCAAGGTGCCGACATCACGCGCGGTCCGAGAAACCGATCAAAACCTGTTTGCCCAAGTCGCCAAAAAAACTTCTATTCGCTACTGTGATAACGGCGTCTTTAAAAATGGTACGCCAAATACAGGTGACATCATTGTCTTCACAGATTCCGTCACAACTTCAGGAGGAAGTGCTACCTTTTACGTGACCTCTGATCATACAGCGGCAGGGACCGCACTCTGCACCTCGCTTTCAGCCGATTCATTTCAACCAAACTACCGCGACTCAACCGGCATTTATCTTCCGGGTACAGTGACCGTTGCGGGTAATCTTAAATCTATTTCACAGGCGTTTGCTAAGCAGACCTTTACCGGTATCACGATCCTCACCAGTGTTAACGTCCTTGGTTCAACAACCAATGTGGCGATTCCTGATGGAGTGGTTGTGAAGGCTGGTTTCTGGGGCATTGCAGCCTAATGGCAACTGAACGAGAGTTTATTGTTAATAAGAAGTTCCTGATTGTTTTTGTATCAATTCAGGTGCTCTTTTTGATTTTGACCGCCTATATCCTGCTTTCACCGAAGACGGTAACCGTTCAAGTTCAAAAAATAGATAACTCATTTGACATTACCCAGCCACTAACAATTCGTCCACCCGAGCTCTAGGTTAACTACATATCAGGTTATATACTTAACCTATCGAGACTATATCTAAAGAGTAGTCGTTCTAAGGACTCCTGGACGGTAAAATACAACTTATTTTATTACAAGGAAATTATACAATGGGATTTTTCGGCGACGTAATTGACAATGTGGGAACATTCTTTAATGCTCCTGAACTTGGTCTATCTGAAAGCGCAACAGGTGGTAAAGCAACAAGTAACACGGGTCGTGTTCAATACTACCAGGGCAATACACCCCAGACAGTTAGGTTATCAAATGGCCAAGTTGTTGCTGATCCAAACCAGCGCGACTTTTTAAATGCGCTTAACTCTAAACAACCAAGCTATTCAGCAGGTACCGGTGCGCCGACAGGACAGGCTTCAGTTGGTGTGCAACAATCTGGTGGCGGCGGCGGCGTTTATAGTACGAGTGCTGGTGGCGGAGGCGGCGGAGCCTACGTCGATCCTGCAGCGATTCAGTACTATAACGACCAAGAAGCACAGGCTCGTCAAGCTATTGCTCGTTTGAACGCTCAACGTGGTATTGGTGAAGGCAATATTAATAACTCCTACCAAAGTGCGCTTAACCAACTGCTCGGCACGAACGCCCAAGCAGAACGTGACGCTGGATTAACAAAGCAGCGCACGATTGATGACAACGTCACCGCTCGTTCTACCGTTGACCAGACCGTTGCTCGCCAAGCGCAGGGGCTCCGTCGTTTGCTTGGTAACTCATCAAGCGCCGCTGAATATGCCGCTCCGCTTGCCGTTGCTCGTCAAGGTAACCAACAACAGGGTGCTATCCAGACAACCTTTGGGCGTAATCTGCAGAACATCGACATCGCCGACGAAGACCGTAAGCGTCAGTTTGGTCAATCACAAGAAGACCTCAACAACCAAGTGACACAGCAACGTAATGCGCTTAACGCTGGACTCCTGCAGACCGAAGCTGGCCTTAATGAGACACTCTCGGGTATCGCCCTCCAACGCGCTCAAGCTCAAGGCCAGAACTACGCCCAGGCTCGTGGTCAACTCACCCCATACAATGATCGCGTCAGCTCACTGCTCTCACAGATCGACCAATTGGGTGCTAACCCTAGCATTGCGGCTAAGAACGTGAGCTTCACTGCGCCGACACTTGATCAGTACAACACGTCAGGTATCAACGTAGCACAGGGACAAAGCCCACAACAAGCGCAGGCCGGACAATATGCAAACTTACTTAATGCGGAAGACCGCAAGAAAAAACTATTCTAATGGACTTACTCGGTAACCTTAAAAAACTTCTTGGTATTCAAGAAAAGCCGCAGTGGCAAAACCGTGTCCCAGTCGGTCAAGCATTGTCAAAAGATGACATTGCGCGCCTTCCCCAACAAAGTCGTGAACTTGCACAGGTATATAACCAAAACCCAGAAGATGAACGAGTTGCCAGTCTTGACCCTGCTATGTTTGGCTACGCAGCAGACCAAGCACCAAGTACTGCTAACTTCAACCGAATTACTCCAGGTTACCAAGTTGCAGCCCAGAACTATGAAGCCAATTTCAACAGGGGAACTACAAATAGCCCTTACTTAGTTGGCAATGGTGCAATTGACCCAGTTAACTTTGGTTATCCTTCTGACGGCCCAGCTCCAGTACAACGCCCAGGCGTAATGAACTTCGACAAACTTCTAAGACGACGATAGGAGCGCCCACGTGGCATACACTAAGAAACAGCGAGCCGATAAAGGTTTTGACTTCTTTGATGATAAGGGTAAGAAAATTACCATTGAGCAGTATACCCAAGCCACGGGAGCAAATGGTTCGAACCTCCGTCAAGAGTTAGCGAAGTCAGGTGATAAGACTTCGCAAAACATTATACGTAATGATGCATTGGGTAAGCTATTAGTTGGGGTACGAGACTTCGCAGCAGGTGCAAATGAGGCTGCTTTTACTGGCGCTTCAAAAACACTTGCTGCATTATTCACTCCTGTTAAAATTGGTGAAAGTAAAGAAGCTACCAAAAAGCGCACAGAAGACATTGCGAAAATTATTGTACCGACTAATGATAAAGGCGTAAGCCCTCTAGGACAAAACGCAAATCTTGACAGTACAGCGGGTATGGTTGGTCAAGCTGTTGGTGAGACAGGTAAAATTGCCACTGAGGTTGCTTCAAGCGCCCTACCAGGTGCCGCAGCTGAAAAAGCGGTAAGAGCATCGTCTCTATTGTCCAAAGCTATCCCAGCAACTAACACGGCTTCTAAGATAACTCGTACGGTTGTTCCCGCTGTTGCTGGTGGCGCAGTAAGTACAGCCATTAACCAACTTGAAGCACCCGAACAAGATGCTGCACAGAATTTTGCAACAGGAGCTGCCATTGATATAGGTACAAGCTTACTTGGTCCTGCGGCATCGGCTGCATCTCGTATTCTCAAAAACCCTGCTAGTCGCCAAGAGGCTACGAATATTGCCAAGCAGATTGTTAAAGCCCCTGTCGAGGTAGTAAATCAAGCTCGTCCATCAGTCATTGCAGCTCAAGACCCTCGGGTAATGGGCTTTGATGACCAATATACAAGTCTCGCTCAGCAGTTTGATAACACAGCCGACACGGCCTCTCGTCAAGCAATCTCGAAGGCAATGGCTATGAACCGAGTTGAACGACTTAATACCCAGAAGCGTGTCCAACGTGAGATCGGTGAAGGTGGTTACGTGAAGTTACCAGGCAACGATGCAACACCAGAACTTCCCCAAACTCCTGAGTCTATCATTCCAAATGCAGCACCTCAAGTTGATATTCCTCGCCCTACCCGTCAGTCACAGTTCGCTGCCCAGACTGCACCAAATAGTGGCAACCTCTCGGATGAACTCGCTCAACGTGTCCGACAGTCTGCCCCTGACTATGACCCTGTAACAAACAAGGGTTCGCTAGAAGACTCTGTCAAATATCTCGCAGATACCGGAGTAGATAACGCCTCAAGTGATGTTCTCTCTCGATTAGATAGCCCTACGGCCTCTTCTAAAGACATCTCAGACGGTTTAGCGACCGCTACGGCACTCGATCTACGTGGCGACGAAACCAGCCTGAGACTCGCTACAGAGATCTACGACAAATTGTCTGCCTCTCTGACTAAAGCCGGACAAACTGTTCAGGCAGCAAAACTTATTAACCGACGGACAGGTCAAGGCCTTCTATTTGATGCCCAACGACAACTTACAAAAGCTGACGTCAAAATTCTTCCTGAGCAACGACAAGCTTTGCAAGAGCTAGCTAATCGAGTAGACAATACAGTTGGTGAAGAAAAGACACGTGTGATTGCCGAAGTCCAACGTGAAGTCAATAAGCTCATCCCATCTGATCTTGTGGATAAAGTAGTCGGAACCTGGAAGGCTGGACTACTTACAGGTATTCGTACCACAACCGGTGGTGCACTCTCGAACGCCCTTTTCCGTGGGCTCCGGGAAGCCTCTCGTCCTGGTGCGGTCGCCGCTGACATGGTAGCTTCACTCTTTACTGGTAAGCGCTCCAGTGTCCTCACGCAAAAAGGGGTCTGGTCTGGGACAGGTGAAGGACTTGTGAAAGCAGGCAAATATCTCAAGTCTGGTGTCGATGAACGTGCCTTTACGGCTGACGGCAAGTATATTGACCGTGAGCTTAACTTTAAAAATAAAGCCCTGCAAACATACGTAAATGGTGTTTTCCGAGTCATGGGTGCCGCTGACCGCCCGTTCTATTACTCCCAGTTCAAGAACTCGATTGCTGAAGCGACGATCGTCGAAGCCAAGAACCTCAAACTGAAAGGTAAAGACTTTGATGCCTACGTTGAGAATGGCCTGAAGAATCCGAGCGATGACGCTGCACAATACGCCACTGATGTCGCGAACCAGGCAGTCCTGGCTAATGATACCCTACTCTCTAATGGGGTAAACGGAGTGCGTCAATCTATTGAAAAACTAGAAAACCCAATCGTCCGAGGTGGTGCTAAGTTTACCCTTGGTATTCTCGCGCCGTTTACAAAGGTGCCTTCAGCCTTCTTGTCGCGTGTCATTGACTTCACTCCCCTAGGTGCGATTAAAGAAGTTGCTTTACAAGCTGGGAAGAAACAACTCAACCAGGCAAAACTCGTCCAGGCTATCTCGGAAGCGGGAACAGGAACGGGGCTTATCTACCTCGGTGCGGTCCTTGCTAATGAAGGACTGTTAACGGGTAACTATCCAAACGATCCAAAAGAAGCTGCTCGCTGGAAAGCTGAGGGGATTATCCCAAATGCGATTAAGGTCGGCGATACCTACTATTCTCTTAACTACGCTGGTCCGGTTGGGGCACTCTTTAACGTCGGTAAAGCGATCACCGACGCTTCTAAAGAAGGTGCCGACGCAGTTGCTGCCGCCATCGCGGGTGGAACGCAGCTTGCGACCGGAACCTTGGAACAATCATTCCTATCAGGTATCTCAGGAGCTTTGGACGCGATTCAAGACCCCCAGCGCTACGCCGCTAACTTTGTGAAGTCTCAAGCTGGCTCAGTTATCCCAACCCTCTTAAATGATATTGGGAACGCCACTGATGAGACCCAGCGCCAAGCTAATACTGCTGGCGAAGCGATCTTATCGCGTATTCCTGGTGCCCGGACTGTCCTTAACGCTAAGTCAGACGCCTTTGGTAATGAACTAACCCAGGCAAATGACTCACCAATCGGGCGTCTAGTTGATCCACTTCGTCCCTCTAATGCGATTGAATCACCGTTAACTGATGAACTAGGCCGCCTTAAAGAGGCTGGACAATTCATTTACCCACTTACCGATAAGACGATCAAAGCAGGGGGCGAAACAATTAAACTCGATGCGGACCAACAAAAGACCTTTAATGACGGGGTCGGCCAAGAGACGCAGTTAATCTGGAGCAACATTATTAACAGCCCAGAGTACCAAGCTCTAAGCGATGAAGAGAAGAAAGAAACTCTGGCCAACGCTCAAACCGATATTAGCGCCGTCGGGAAAAAGCAGTTCCTTGAATCAATTCAGAACCAAGCGACAGCCGATAAGATCACCTATACCAAGCGTCAAGAGAAATATGCCGCTGGAACCATTGACCCAACCCTTTGGATTCCTGGTGATAACATCGCTTCAACGTCACCTACTAAAAAGAAGACGGATACCGCCAATGACAAAAAGACAGGCTCTAAGAAGACAGGGTCAAAGAAAACCAGTGGAAGTCGCCGGGTTGGCTTTAAGGCCCCTAAGTCTGGTGCCTTTAAGCGTACTCAGTCAACTGCTGCCCTTCGTAAGCTGCTCCAGGATGCTGGGAAGAAGCTGTCGTGATAAACAAAATAAACGGTGTTTATAAGACACAACTGCCAGAATACAGCGTCTGGTGTGATATGAAAAAGCGTTGCAATAACCCTAAATCAAATCACTATAAAGATTACGGCGCTAGAGGTATAAAAGTTTGCCCAAGTTGGGAGCGATCATTCATGGAGTTTTATCTTGATATGGGAGCAAGGCCGGAGGGTTTAACCCTAGATAGGATTGATTGTAATGGCGACTACTCGCCCGATAATTGCCGATGGAGTACCAGAAAAGTCCAATCTATAAATCAAAGGATATTTATCAGTAACAAAACAGGTCATGCTGGTTTATCTTTTCACTCTAGAGACAAGAAGTGGGTCGCATATATAAACGTTAATGGAAAATTTAAAAGTCTTGGTTATTTCGTAAATAAATCTGATGCATTAAAAAAACGACTAGAGGCTGAGGAAATATATTATGATCCATTACTCAAGCTGGGATAACCATATGCACAACTTTATACTTAAGACAGGAAAATACCACTTATGATAGTCTCTGAATTAATCGCTAAATCAAACCTCGCCGCTAACGGTAAAGCCACTGCATTAGCTACTACCTCACCTCGCTATACACAGTTCTTGGCGATCGCAAATATGCTTCAGGATGACTGGATGAGCGAGCCAGATATTCAGTGGCAATCACGCTATGAGAAGCTTTCTCTTGGCAATATCACCTCTGACCGTGTTTCCTTGGATGAAGATATTTATGAGTTTTCAAAACGAGAAGGCGACTACATCACGATTCAATCAGCTACTGACCCTCGCTCTGTTGCTTACTATTCACTCGTTTCACCTGATGAGTTTCGACGTTACCGCTCTGACATGATCTGTACCATCATTGGTGATGAACTAGTTTTTGGGCATACCTTTATCCCAACTGACTCGTACTATGGTGGTGAAGTGATCGTCCCAGTCATTATGAAACTTGACCCACTGGTGAATCCAACTGACGAGATACTGGTTGATGACCCAAACTGGCTTGTTTATATGACTGCTGCTGAACGCGTCCGCAATACGGTTACAAAGCTAGGACAGTACCCGGCACTAGTCCAGAAGGCTAATAACCTCATGCTGAAGATGAAAGAAAAAAATAACGGTCAGGTCAATACTATTGAGCTTTATCCATCTGTAATTGGGGAAACTTTTGACGCTGACTGGGGATATAATAACTAATGGCTTTTCAACCCGCTGCGATTAAAGCTCCGAAGATCGAGCGGCTTTCTTTGCGTTCATGGATGGAAGGATATAACTCAACCCTCGATGTTGGACGAACCCCCCAAAAAGGACTAGTCGGCGCAACCAACGTCCTGGTCTATCAAGACGGTACGATTGGTCCTCGCCCTTCACTGGTTAAGTACGGTGAATCTCCTGTCGGCACTATCCTCGGTGAAGTCGGCGAGTTTCTTAACTCAACGACGCTAGAGAAGTGGCTCATTACGCTCCAAAACGTATCGGGGACGACAAAAGTCGCCATCGCCAAAGACGGCGGCCCATGGACAGTGATTGATGGGAAAGTGTATGACAATACCGCCCCGGCTCACTTCGTCCAGATTGACAATAAAGTACTCATTATGAACGGCATAGACGCCCTCAGTTACTTTAATATCCCGACCAGCTTAGTTGTACCCTTTGTTGCCCTTCCTACCCCTACAGCGCCTGTCATTACGCCTACAGGGCTTTCTGGTACTACCTATACGTACTTCTACACAATCACCGCTAACTCTACGGTTGGTGAGACTGCCGCTGCTCCAACTGATTCCCAGCAAGTATCGTTAGTGCGGGGTGCTTGGGATACGACCACGAACTTCCTCACGATCAACTGGACAGCCGTCGCCGGGGCTCAGAGTTATAACGTCTACATGGGTGAAACGGCTGATGCGCAGTTCCTGATTGCCTCGGCTATTACCGGACTTACCTATAAAGATGACGGTACCGCCAGTAAAGACGTTACCCGTACGGCTCCTATTGCTGATACGACTGAGGGTCCAAAGGTTACCCGTGGTCAAGTCATTAACGGTCAAGTCTTCCTGACCGGTGATAAAGATAATCCTCGCTACGTTCGCTATGGTGGTTCTGGTATCTCAGCCCTTGATTTCTCTCCATACGGTGGTGGTGGCTGGGTAGAGATCGGCCGCGGAACGAAAGAGTTCCCTGTCGTCGTCAAACCTTTCCGTACTGGCCAGGGTACCCCAACGCCTATGGTGATCTGCCGCGGCACAAATGGCTCTGGTAAGCGCTACACCATGACAAATGCTTCTGTCACAGTTGGTGATGAGATTATCCCCTACTTCGATGTTAAAGAAGATAACGGCCAAGATGGAACTGACTCGCCAGATGGTGTCGTTTCGTATCGTGACTCCCTGTGGTACCCATCACGTGGTGGCTTTAAAACAACCGGAACGCGCCCACAGCTTCAAAACATCCTCTCGACAAATACCGTCTCAGAGACCATCCAACCCGATGTCACAAACCTTAACATTCAATCAATGGATAAAACCGTTGGCCTTGCCTACGATGGCCGGATCTATTGGGCACTACCGGTAGGGTCTGCCAGTAACAACCAGATCTGGGTACTCGACCTTGACCGTGATGGTGCTTGGATGCTACCGTTTAACATTTCGGCTGATTGGATGAACCTGTACGAGGATAACTCTGGTAATACGCACCACCTCGTCTTGCAGAATAATACTATCTTTGAGCTGACCGACTCACAAGCCACGATGGATAATGGCCAAGCCTTTCCAACTAATATTACAAGCGGACAACTCCGTTTCTCCGAAGACGGTGAAGAGTGGGCCACTGTCACTCGCGTCACCTTTGTCTTCCTGCGCCCTCGGGGCACAATTAACGTGGCCGTTTCAGGAAAGACAGAAGACTCCCAACTCGCGACTGTCGGTGCAGATTCATTTGAAAGCGTCTCAACTGCCGTTGGTTGGGGTGAAGCCGCCTGGTCAGTGCTGCCGTGGTCAACAACTCTCACCGTGCCAATTTCCTACGGTAATGCCCGTGAAAAGATCCCTATTGAGATCGAAGAAGACATGAACTGGGTGACCTGGTCAGTTGATACCACCGAATCTAATACTTCATTCCAGCTGTCAGACATCATTATCGAGTTCGTTAAAATTGGCCTGCTCGATTCAGACGGATAGCATAACCAACTCACACTACTTATAATTAAGATACAAAAGGACTACCATGGCAATTATTACGGACAAATTCCACAAAGCTTCCAACGGCACCCGTGCCGAAGCAACCACACTCACAGCTCAAAAAGCACTGGGTGCCTCTTCGATTTCTACTGCTGCCTTGAACGGTTGGGCAACGGACACTCCAGTTGATTTTCAGCTCTATACTACCGATACATCAGGTAACATCGTTCCTGGTTCTCAGTCTGACTGGACCGGTATCGTTTCTGGTACCACTATTACACAACTCATACTGACGGGTGGGTCTGATAGCATTTACCCGATTGGAACCATCGTCGTCTGTTTGCCAACCGCTAACTGGGCTGATTCGATGGTCGAAGGCATCCTAACTCACGCGAACCCTAATGGTTCCCTTATTCCAGCAGCTGTTACTACGTCCCTAACAGGAACCACCCTGCCCGCTAACTCAGTGGCGACGTCGTCGCTGGCTGATGGCGCGGTCACGACACCAAAGCTAGCCGCTGGTGCCGTGACTCCAGTGAAAATTGCCGATAGTGCCACCACATGGACGGGTTGGAGTGCCGCGAACTTTGGGACGACCGAAACCTCACTTGGCACCAAGTCAGTCGTTGTCCCTGCTGGCTGTAATGCCCTCGAAATTGTCGGTTCACTTCGTGTTCAAAACGCCGATAATAACCAAAAAGACATGCTGGTATATATCCGTGATGCTGGAGCCACTACTAACCAAACACATAAAGCCTATGTCACCAATAACCTGCAGTTCCACGGAGCAAACGTCCCGATTACCGACCGTATTACTGTAACGGGTGGTACCACGGTGACTCTCGACCTTCGCGCCCAGACTACCAATAACAACGCGATGAGCGGTAGTGGTAAGATCATCATTAAACCAATCGTCGTCTAATAAAGGAGATACCATGACTGAAACTCGCAAAAACCCCGAAACAGGTAAAGAAGAAGTCCGTGAAGAGGGTGATACCTTTTGGAGCGTTAAGTAATGGCTGTTGATGCTGGTACTGCTACCTTTTCATCTGGAACGGGGTCTAAAACTATTTCACTTGGCTTTACACCAGCCTGGATAGAAATTGAATTTGGCGGCTCAACAATCAAGCACTCACATGGCTTTGTATATTCTGGGTTTCAGTATGTTTACCCTGACAACGATTCGGTAATTACAAATAGCAAATGTATTCAGGTCAAAAACACTGCTGGTACTATTATTCTTGAAGGCACTTGGACATCATTTCCAACCAATCAGGTTGTATTTAATATCACTACTCAAACTGGCTCTGTCCCCCAGATGCTGCTGAAATACGGTAATTGATTATGAAGAGCAAGTTTATTACTCTCGCGGCGATAATGCTTGTTCTTTTAAATATAGGTTCTTTTACATACGCAATGCAAAGTGCTAAAGAAGTAAACCGATTAAATACGGTTGTTTCATCTCTTCCAACTGAGCCAATCGTATATGTCGGTAAGGACGGGCAAACCCCAAAACTAGGTATTGATTACTTTATACCAAAAAACGGTAAAGACGGTGTAAACTCAATTAGCTTTAGTAATACCGTAACTGAAACGCTTATTAAAGAAGTACCGATTGTCGGTCCAGCTGGTGAAAACGGAGTGAATGGAGTTGACGCGTCAGAGCTACAATTACGGGTGAACGAACAAACTAAAGATGTCGAAAAGAAATATTCGACTGATAGATACTGGGAAGTTCTAATACCGTGTGGAAGTTTGATGAAGGAATGCCCTTATGCAAACTAACACCGACAAAGACTTCCAAGACGTCCGTGATAAGGTCAACCAGATCGACCAACGTGTTAACGAAAAAATACTTCCAGCTTTAACTGATATTCAAGTGACACTCGCAAGTATGTCGTTCGTCAAAGTCAGTGAATATACAGACGATCGAGAAAAAGATGCAAAGAAACATGAGAAGTTTGAAAAGTTTATGATTGATGCACAACCAGCGGTGAAGTTCTTTAATGCTCTTAACTCTCGTTGGACACAAGTATTAATCGGTGCTATCATTGCCGGTGCTATCTTCGCTGTTGTCTCTCAAATCCCTAACCTAGGAGTAGGTAAATGAAAAAGAAAAATCTTTTTGCAAAAATTAATATAGTCCTGTTCCTGCTACTGGTTGCTTTCCTGTTATTTGTCCTTTTTGTTCCGGCTGAACCACTCAAGATTAACAGTATTAAAGTTGAAGGCACAAGTTTTAAGGCAGGTGGCGAAATGAAAGTGGTGATTGACCGCTGTAAATACGTTGATGCGAGTGTCCCCGGAACCGCCTCACGCTACTTTGTGGATGCGGATGACCCAACCAAGCCGGATACCTTCCTATCGTCTACTGATGATCTTGGGGATAAAGGCTGTGCCGTCGTCCCGCGCACGATTGACATTCCCTCACACATTAAAGACGGTGTCTATAAAATTAAGTTCATTACAAGATACTACCCGTCGATCCTGCGTGAACCCGTTACTATAGAATATATAGCGCCACAAGAATTTACCATTGAAGGCCAAGAGCTATCAGCCCAATTAAATAGTATCTATCAACAGCTCCAAGCTATTCAGACCCGCACAGGCACGTCTGTCACGCCGCTTGAATCCCAAACCAGTAATTCCATCCCCCTCGTCATGATGCAGGGTACACAGCCCGTTACACCAGCCCAGACTCCGCAGTCTGAGTCGAGTCCAGAAACTGTACAGCCCGAGGACCGGGGTTTACTTCGCTCGACTATCGACACTGTTAACAACTTAATACGAGGAATTTTATAATGGCAACAGCATGGCGTTTAGCCGGAAGTTTAACAAGATTACGGGGACAGATTAACGATGCTTACCCGAATCGAAATAAAGCAAGTGATGGCACGATTGGGGATGCTGCCCACGCAGCGAGTGATTCCGACCACAACCCAAATGCCCAAGGCGTCGTAACCGCCTTTGACGTCACCCATGACCCGGCTAACGGGCTAGACATCGCCGCACTGGCTGAGCAGATCGTCAGCTCAAAAGACTACCGTGTTAAATACCTGATTCGTAACCGAGAGATACTAATACCGGCTAATGGCTGGCGTTGGACACCGTATTCAGGGGCTGACCCGCATACCAGTCACCTGCATATTTCTGTCGGCAACGATTATGATAATTCTAAAGATTGGACCATTAAAGGAGAAACCGTGAGCATTTACACCCAACCACTATCAGAAGCAGATATTAAACTACACTATTCAAAGCGCCTCTTCCGTGAAGCAACGGCAGCTGAGATCGCGAACGCTGGGAAGACGACCTGGGGCAAAGTCCTCGACGACAACGTCACCGAACTTGGCAAGCGTTTACAAGCAGCTGAAAGCAAAGTCCAAGCTGACTACGTTGAAGCAGGGCAAGTCCTCGGCCAAACCCTATACCGTAAAAAGTAAGATAACTAACATTTAGGAGAAATAATTATGAGTGCATTAACATCAGCAACATTTTGGAAAGATACAGCCGAACGTGCAATCAAGACGTTCGCTCAAGTCGCTGGAGCTACCATTATCGCATCTGGAGTACTCGGTATCCTTGATCTCAACTACGTACAGGTACTATCAATATCGGGACTCGGTACCTTGTTATCTGTTCTGACAAGCATCGGTTCAGCAACAACAGGGGACAGCAACAGTGCCTCTCTTGTTGTGGAAACTGTTGACTTAAAATAGTATTGTTAAACTGCTTACGTAAGAGTATGCTTACAGTATTATGGAACTAATCCGTAGCCTACCAGAAACCGAACTTAATCGAATCTTGGAAGAAACTAAGACCGGTGAGTACGCTGTAGCACGTGAATTACTCCAAACCGAATTAGCCCGTCGTAGTCTTAGCCTTGTAGCGGACTATACGGGCTTTTTTGACGCTCAGAATGACTGCATTGTCAGAGGCGAAGACTGATATGGAAAAGGCTATCCCGACACTTCACGGTGTTGCGATTAGCCCTTTTGAACTTGGACTGCCAGAATCACGCTTAGACCTCTCTAATGACCGTAACTGGAACAATCACCATCAAGCCTTTGCTGCCCGATCTTTCGGAGCTTTAGCTTTATTCCAAACTTTTCGTGACCTCGAACGTCACCAGTTCATTATGCCGGTTGATCAGCACGATACGCTGCACCGCCTCTACGGCCCTCCAAAGATGCCGACCATCAAAGAAGCAATGGATGTCGTGGTTGAAGCGTATGATGGCTCAGAACGGCTTAGACGAGGCTCAGCGGGTAATCCTACGTTCCAAGTTGTGGGGCTGGATGTCATGAACCTAGTAACGAGAGATTATAACAATAGGAGAGCTGCGTAATGAGTGAAATCTTACAGAATTATTTAGAAATGCCAGTTCAACGTTTAGACGAACGTGGCCGTGAGCTATCATGGTCTATCAATAATATTGAGCATTGCCCTGAACGTAAAGCGCAAATTCAGCATGAACTTAGTATGATAGCTTTTGAGATGTACTATAGACACCAAGATGGTGAGTTTGTTTTCTTAGAAAAATGATACAATAGCAGCAGTACTTTTATATTTTGAATCAATTTTACAGATAATTGAAAGCTCATGAACGGGATGTGATCACCTAGCGTTAAGTACTACGCTAGCCAGGCCCACCGCTAGTCGTTCTCGTTAAGCAGGTTAAGCCGAGTCTGCATCTTCGTGAGCTGGCCAATTGTCTATAACAATTAAAGGTAGCTGTGAGGTGTAGATTAAGCTTTATAAAAATCGTTGGGCTAGTCGTACCAGAGATACAAGAGAATACCTTGTCACCTCTCACATACCTTTAATAAAAATACCGACTGCCCGGGGTAACGGAAACAGTCGGTATAAAAAGGCCTACCTAGCCGTCGTAAGGTACCAAGACGGTACAATACGCAGACAATAACGCTTGTCCAAGGCGGTACTCCAATAGCTGGTTATTTGCTACTGGATAATCTTATGTAAGCATAGGCTTCTTAATGTTTTCTGTAATTAATTTCACAATGCTATAATTAGGTTGTGCCATCCCATGCTCGTCAAGGAAAGAATAAACCTCCGCTAAATACGGAGGTTATTTTATTCCTGCCACAAGCAGTAGGCCGAAGCCTTATTTATTATAAACTTGTAAGAAATATTCTTTAATCACTTTACCACTTTGATAAGTAGTGGTCACTTTCTTTTGTCTATAAATCTTTCTCAAACGCCATACATTTAATAAAGGAATTTTCCAGTAATCAAAATGAGTTACTTGGATTACCTTCATACTAGCCGTTCCAAGTATCTGTCATTATCGTACCAACAGTGCTGCACCAACAACTGGCACGAAGATACAGACAAGCACGCCAAATACAGCCGAGACGGCAATGACGCCAGCCTTATTGCTCCAGAATGAGCTTAATGTAATATACGCTACCGTGTAACCAGCTAGTGCTGCGAATATGATGCTAAGTAGTAGGGTCATGGGGTCTCCTTAAAAGTGTACTCTCATTATATCATCATTCTGATTTTTGGCTGGCAGCAACGTATTCTGCAGGTACGGAAACATCAATTTCTAGTGCACCTGAATCGGCTAGCCATACTACTGCCTTACGAACATCGCGCCATTCTCTATATTCTTTGCGTTGCTCTCGACCATTTTTATCTCGCCATTTAACTATCTGTACATTTGGGTCAATATTGTAGACGTTGAATGCGTGTTTATTATAGTCACCCATTACATTACCCGCTTACATAGCCATGAGAAGTAACGTTGCGGGTCTTTTCCTTTATTAACAGCTAATTCAAGGTTATTGTTTATGACTGCTTCTGAAAGCTTCCAGCCAACCTTACAATAAAAGTCTCTATTATCGGTCGCGTGTAATTTGGCCATCATTCGATCAGCTAATGAATCTACCTGACTGGCTGTACGTTTAACTACATTGTCAATGACATTGTTATTTAATCTCTGATTTACATTGTCAATGTCATTGCTGAGTGGTCGGTCGAACATATTTACCCCTATTTTTAAATACCTTAAATAGCTCGGACTGCGAGTCCGATTACTACAGATGGTTATATATAAAAGCCGTAGACCGCGCGATCATGGGCAAAGAAAAACACCGCTCGGGGCGGTGCTTCTATTCAGTCAAACTTCACTTATAATTGTAGTGTAAGTAACAGATAATAGCAATACCCCGGAAGTATAATTCGGGACATTCAGAGAAATTGAAGTTTGACTGAATGTCTTGCTTAATACTATATACCATCACACTAACGATTACAACCCACATTAAAATAGAGCCAAGCGTGTAGCAAAGCCCTATTAGGTGTATATGTTATGAATAGAGGTATAAGACTCTATAAGGGGCATTACTCCCTTAGTGTGCACTTGGTAGGGTGCTGAGGTACGTAGCTGCTCCTGGAGGGAAGGTAGGCTAATAAGGAAATAATAACGCAAACTTAAGCGGTTTGCAATGGGAAATAAAATAACCCCCGTGAGGAGGTTAAGTAAATTCAGTGAAAGGCTAATACGATATTAATGCCGAGGCATAAAAGATTATCTGAATTCACCACTATCATAACAGATTACCGATATTCTTGCATAGGGGGCTTGAATTACTCTGCCATATGCGCTATAATAGAGATAGTTTAAAGAAAGGACTACGATGACAATTAAAGTAACTCAGATCAACAGTGAATACACACTAGGAACAGAAAATGGTATCGACTACCACGTGTACCCGGATGGGCACTATGCCTAATCTATTAATAGGATTCTACATCATACTTGCTTTAGTATGGTTATTTTTCCTAGTTGTTTATTTATTGGGAATACTTGAACCAAATAAGATTATGATTGCGTGTGCGTTTTTAGTTACAGCAATATACTTCTTTATTAAAGCTGCAGATAAAATAGAGGAATCTAACTAATGAAACAACTATACAAAGAAGAAAGGATTAAATAATGGCTACTAACGTATATACAGAAGGGAAGTGGTAATGAGTAAGGAAGTTGGAACGTTTGATATTTCAGATATAGATGAACCTTGGTGGGAATGTGTTAAGTGCAAAAAACGTGTTAAATATGGTAAAAGTCATGAACACGCAAGAGTATATACATACAAGTTAAGAGCTGGTCAAATAATTCACATTGGTGGCTTTCCAGTAAAAATAACTACAGATACTATGGTTGAGTCTGGAAGTCTCATATCCGAGGAAACCCAATAATGTTTTATATAGAGGAGAAACAAAATGGAACTAGATAAATTAGCACCAGCACTTGTAGGCCTTCAGGCTGACCTTACGCCTGTAACTAAGTCTGCGGTCAACCCGTTCTTTAAAAGCCACTACGCGCCGTTACCTGAGGTTATGGAGGCAGTTCAACCATTATTAGCTAAGCACAAGCTAGCAATCACACAGTTCCTAAGTCATTTAGACGGTCAAAGCGCCATGCGAACGATCTTGCTCCACGAGTCAGGGCAGTACATTGAAGACACCCAACCACTACTACTCGTAAAGAATGATCCTCAAAGTCAAGGTAGCGCCACCACGTATGCCCGACGCTACGGTGTGATGTCAGTTCTCGGTGTTGTGGCAGATGACGATGACGATGGTAACAAAGCGACTCAAGCCCGCCAATCAGCCCCTAAAGAGGTTATAACGAAACGCTCAGACACTACTAATACAGCAGAAGCGTTTGGAGAAGAACAAGAGACAGTATTAGCACGGGCAAAGAAAGCGATTAATAAAGAACTTGAAGCTCAAGACTACCTATTGCCACTCCAAAAGACAGTGTTTATTAACAAAGTGTTGAAAAAGAATACCATTGATACGATCTCAGATGCAGAGTTGGTCGATGATGCGCTTTACAACGAAAAGGATATTCCTTCACCACTTGATAGGGGAGAACAGTATGAATAAACTACTAAATGAAGAGGAACTGTGTGAATTCATGGATTCACTCGGATGGATCTATGGCGCATACGACGATCAACATTTCCATAAATTTAGTGGAGGAGATAATAACTCTATTTCAAATCGCGCTGCACAAGAATTGTATGATTCATTCCAGAAAGAGAAAGAAAAGTATGACCGAAATACTATCTAACCTACTAAGAAATAAACTATATAACATCCGTGAAACATACGTATCAGACCCATTACTTATATCAACAGAATATAATAATGAGATTGACGCCATTAAAACCTTAATGGTTCACATATCTAAAACCAACCCATCGGCCTATGAGAATGGTGAAATAATCTACTTAAAAGATATATTGGAATTACTAGATGGGGCAAAAGATAAGGAGACACAAACGTAATGAGAGAAATTAGATTCAGAGCTTGGGATGGAACAGATATGATATATGATTATCAAATGTTTACGTTTTTCCATGATCAGTTGATTTGTGAGGGCGACACAATAGCATTGCAGTTTACGGGTTTACAAGACAAGTATTCCAGAGAGATTATTGAGGGAGATATTGTCAATCTTAATGGCATTAATTCTTTTGTAGAATATAGAGATGGAGCGTTTGTACTTAGGTCGCCGAGGATTAATCCAACACCTAATTTAGCAGATGTGTTGAATCTTATTCCCCTTGAAATTGTAGGAAATATTTATCAGAACCCAGAACTACTTAACGGAAACAAAGGATAACATCATAGCGGGCAGTAAAGAAACAGGACTGAAAGCAAAAGCGACTATGATCGCTAAGGCTGGGGGTGAGGAAGCTTACAGCAAGCAGCAGTCCGAGAATGGCAGGAAAGCTAAGGGGATTAAGAAACCCACTAGCGGTTTTGCTTCCCAAGATAAAGAAAAGCTTCGAGAGATCAGCCGTAAAGGAGCACTGGCTATGCACGCTAAACGTAAAGCACTAAAGGAACCGGAGGGGTATGAAGAATAAACCTAGCATTTTAGACCGCTTTGTTATTTCTTATGAGTACGACGAACACTTACCAGAGATTAGAAGCAGAATAAAACGATACAACAATAAGCTCGCAAAGAAGAGGAAGTCATGAGTGATAGACCACATTTACATAATTGGTTTTTAGGTGAATACGTACCATCTGAATTTAAAACTCAGACAATTAATGGGGGTGCGTTTTTTGGTAGTGTAAAGATACCAACTGGCGAGATGACAACTGCATATTCAGTATTCGTATGCTTATGCGGTGCAACTAAAGAAGTAATACACGAGGAGGAATAATGCCAGATACTGAACTAGCTAAAGAGCTGACTGAGCAGATTTACTCATTTCTCGACATCTGTGCCATGTATGAGACAGAACCAACTGTGTTGAAGTTCGCGCAGCATTTGGTGGAGAGCTATTCGTAATGGGTATTAATAAGGATTTAGGACTACCTTTTGGCGTTGGTATGCAACGGGTCGCGTTATGTTTTGATATTGACGGCACTCTAATTGATGGCGATCACAAGTATGTCAGCATGATAAAAGTATTAGTAGTACTCTCTGAACAAAATTGGAAGAACGTACGTATCATTGTATGGAGCGGTGGTGGGCGTGAATATGCGGAGACAATTGTACGTAGACTAGGACTTGATGCCTTAAAGAATCTTCAGGTCATGGGTAAGTTGCAGTACAGAGAACTGGTCGATAGCGGATATAAAATCGTAGCTTTCGACGACGTCCAAGACACCCGACTCGGTGATGTTAACTTAATTGTTAGAAACAAATGATAAAAAGTAACCCTTGCAAAGAGTGTGGATCAATCTACCACAGCGCGATGTATCACAAACCACGCAAAGAGATTAAACGCTCACCTATCAAACAAAAGACCGAAATCATCCCCGTCAAAGGACGTATTAAACGACCACGAAAGAAGACAGTCACGCGATCACAGTTAGTTAAGAAATTAGATAGCGTGTTTTCCCAGTACATCCGTCAAAGGGATGATCTCAAGGGATGCATTACGTGTGGAGTAGTTAAGCCTGTATCAGAGATGCAAAACTGTCATTTCTACTCACGGGGACGCTTACCGACACGCTGGGATGAAACTAATTGCCACAGTGGCTGCTATCGTTGCAATGTCCTTTTAAAGGGCAACTACATCAACTATACAAAGTATATGATTGACCGATACGGTCGCCAATATGTTGATGAATTGGAAATAAAGTCACGCTCTGATATTAAGATATCATCTGTTGAGCTAAAGGAGATGATAGAAAAGTACAGCAAACTCTTGACATAGCGCTTATGGCATGCTATCATTACTACATAACCAAATTGAAAGGTTATACGAAATGAAGCAACGGTGGCACTCCAGTACAGATCGTCATAGACATCTCAACCACCAAGCTTCACCATTAACAAACAAGATCGGTAGCCCCTACCTGAACAACGTACCTACTAAGGAGTGCAAGCCTCCCACGAGATAGCGTCAAGGTGTTTGGGTAAAGGCTACCGATACACAAACATTAAAAATTGAGCGTAGTAGTGCTGGTAACTATATCTAACGGTTGCGTTGGGTTTATCCCTGCAAAATCGCGGCTCGTGACAAACATATTGCTAGCACCATACGCTCAATACACAAACAGAAAGAAAATCATGACAAAAAAAGAAGCAGCAATTAAAGACATCAAACAAGCAAAGACAATCCGCGTTAAGACACTGGTTATTAGCCTCTTGGTTGCAGCAGCAATCCTCGGAAGCTTTATCGGTGGCTGGATGACACGCAGTAACTTTGACGCAACCATTAAAGCGCAAGTCAGCTCACAAGTACGTGAACTAACTGCGTCAAAAAACTAAGCCCGTTACAGACTGTCAGTACCGAGCAAATACCAAAGACAGTAGAACAAGCACCTGAACAAGTTCAAGCCCCACAGGCAGCCTTAGAACCGGTTGTGAGCCATACCAGCGAGGATGTAGCACAACCAAGTAGCTGTAACATAGTAAATAGCTACGATTGGGACGTCAGAGTCGCCCGAGCGATCTGCTTAGCGGAAAGTTCAGGCAACCAAAACGCCGTCGGAGATGACTACGTTATTAATGGCTTACACGCTGCCAGTTGTGGACTGTTTCAGATTAGAACACTCAAAGGTCGTCCAAGTTGTGAAGAACTGAAAGACCCCTCGACAAATGTTGCTTGGGCATATAAAGTTTCTAATAACGGGACAAATTGGAAACCGTGGTCAGTTTTTAACAACGGTAAGTATCTTAAATATATGGAATAAAGTTGCCCGATGCCAAAGTATGGTGATGTGAATTGTATCCGAAAGGGCTTGCTCATCACCTAACCTTTGGCCAAGAGTCCGTAACCACAGGAACCTGTTGGTTGGCAACTGGAACCGTTTCGCTAGAAGCACGTGTGTAACGTTCACATGGACAATAAGCCTGCCGTAAGGTAGTTGCTTCTAGCTTTCCAAGATACATAAACAGTCGTATAAGACATAGAAGGCGTTATGCCGGTGTTGAGTTTCAACTCGCATGCTGTTAGAAAGAAATTAAAGGTTGCAGCAGCGCTTTATAAATTTTCTAGCGTAATATTGCTCGTCACTGGCATAATACTTTCTATACGAACCATACCATTAATAAAGGAAAGTAAGATGCACTACGCAATTAAGAAAACAGTTACAGATTTACCATGGCGATATGGCGTATACGTGAACCATGGACTGGTTTCACTAACGTTCACTAAATGGGGTGCAGAACGTTTAATTAAACGCATGAAAGCCAACAAAGGAAAGAAGTGGACATATAATGACTGATCTCGAACCCACTAACTTGCTTGACGAAGCCAACGAAGATCTGAGACTCTACAGACTTCATCGTGTTGGTCGTCAGCACATGAGTTTTAATGAGCTGTGGCTCGAATGGATTCACCTTTAACCGGGTGTTTCTTTTAATTAGGGCTTGCATCCTCATGCCATATGCGCTATAATGAGGTTATAACGGAAAGGTTATACGATGGAAACACAATACCTAGATCAAGAAGCACAGTACGAACAAGAACGATTGAACGATGAGCTACGTGAAGCGAGGGCACACATCCGAGCATTTGTTGTTGCAGGAGAATGCGATGAATAACGAGAAAGCGATCGAACTAGTAAAAGAACTAAAATCTTTGGCAACCGATAGTGCTGCTGAGATCACGAATATCTTACTCCGATTACAAGACTATCAACACTACCTTGAAGAAGAACAGAAACAATTAGACGAGGACTTTAAGTCATGAACCAATCCACTCAACTACTCAAGATGCTGCGTAAGGCTGGTAAGCATGGTGTTGAGAACTACAAATTTCCACAGCAAAACATTCTTCGTTACAGTGCCCGGATCGGTGATCTACGCTCAGAAGGCTTTAATATCTACTGCGAACGCGTCTTTGTAAAGGGACGAGCCACCGGAACATTCCGTTACTTCTTAGACGAACCAAAGCATATTAAGCTGAGTTTCAACCCATTTAGGAAGAAAGCATGAACAACATCGAAGAAGACGACATCGGTATGATGACCAGTATGAAGCTATGGGACAAGAAGCTTACACGACTGTCAGATGAATTACTCATCTACGTCCAGCAACGAGCCTATTCAATACTAGAATCACGAAACGGAGAGAACTATGAAAAGTAAGATATTTGACACATTAGCGATTAGTGGCTGGGCAATCCTTGGACTGTTCATCGTTACGGGCTTTATTATGGGGGCACTGTAATGCCAACAGGACTAGACGAAACACTCGAGACATACC